GTGCGCAATATCCGCGTGAAGGAAGCCGCTCAATACGTCGGTCTATCGAAGTCAAGCCTCGACAAGCTTCGCCATTTCGGCGGCGGCCCGAAATACTTCAAGCTTGGGCGAGCCGTCATCTATTCAACTTCCGATTTGGATGCGTGGATGTCAGAGCGTCGACGCTCCGAGACGTGGGACGGAGTAAATGACAACGTTCGCGCGAGGGCTGCCGCATGAGCTGCGCGACAAACGGAGCGAAGATTTCGTTCGAGGTGCGTGGCCATTTGGGGAGGGCAAACTCCGAACACGGCGTCGCCAATGGGTTCCTCAGCGAGATTGTGCCGATCTTGGAAGAGGCTATCCTAGATCACGACCTAGAAGTTGGCGACATGTGTAAATCCCAGATGAGCGATTTGGCGGACGCGTTTCGCAGCATATCAGCCTGCGCACGCAGGTGGGAGCGATATCTGCGCTCCGAAGCTAAGCACAGCTTCTACTAACAACACCACATCACCCACCAATTCACCGACCGGCCTACAGCCGGCAGAGGAGACCTATGCTCGCATTGAAACCGCAAGGCCCATCGCTTGCCAACGTGATCGCGTTCACCTTCCTTGAGAGCCCCGAAGACGTCGCTCGTGTCGAAAGGTCAGCCGCCAACCGGATGGCCAAGGTGCGCGGCTGGTACGGTTGGCGCGTGAAAGCAGTCGATATCTCAGAGACCGACGACGACCTGGCTCGGATCACCGTTCATGCCGAGCCTGTTGGTGCCGGCTACAGGCCCGATCCCGTCGAGTACATCTTCATCACCGGCGGGATCAACGGGCGGGTATTTCCATCTCATCGATTCGATGCTTTCCTGAAGGCATGTGGCGTCACCGAGCGTATCGACGATGAACGAGAACTAAGAGGCCGGTACTTTGCCACTCGCAACCGCGGCCGAAGCGCCCATGACTTCGCGCCGTTGACACACGCGTTGGTCGGCTGCTGAAATGAGGGTGACGAACATGGAGCCTGCCGCCCATCCGGGCGGTGGGCAAATGGCACTTGTTGCGCATTTCGACCTGCAGATTACTGACGAGATTCGGATCTGCGGCATGCGGCTGTTGCGCGCGCCAGATGGAAAGTTGCTCACCTACGCGCCTACCGCACTCGGTGGTCGCCGGTCGGTGACGTTCTCACCTGTGACCTCTGCCTCAATCACCGAAGCCGCCACTCGTTACTACCAGGAGCACGTGACCGCCCATGACCGCAGCCGCAGCGCAGCCTGAACCGAATTCTCCTGCCGGCGAGCTCGCGCTCAGCTACGTCGCGCAGCAAATCCCCGTATTCCCATGCCGCCACGAAGCTGAGGAAATCATCGATCAATCAAGCGGCGAGATCGATACCCGTGGCGAGAAGACACCGCTGCTGAACAACGGGTTCCTTGGCGCCACGTTGAACGCTGGCCTCGTCGAGCGCACTTGGCGGCGGTATCCCAATGCCCTCATTGGTGCTGCCACCGGATCAAAAGCAAGGTTCTTCGCTCTCGACATCGACAACAAGCCTGGCGGATCAAACGGCTATGAGTGGCTAGCCGCGATGGAGGAGAAGCACGGACCGCTGCCGGCGACGGCCAGATCGCTGACGGCTAACGGCGGCATGCATCTGCTTTTTAAATACGTCGACGGCGTTCGCAACCGCGGCGCTCTCGGCGCAGGCGTCGATATCCGCGGCGAGGGCGGCTACATCATCATGCCTGGAAGCGTCATGGCCGACGGCCGCGAATACCGATGGGCGGATAAGACGCGCGAGATAGCCGATGCTCCTGATTGGTTGCTAGATCTTCTCAAACCGAAAACCGCCCAAGCCGACACCTATAGGGGCCTGCCGACGCCTACCGGCAGCAACCATGCTTACGTAGACGCCTCGGTTGATGCCGAGCTACGTGACCTGGCTGCCGTGCCCATGGGCGCTGGACGCAACAACGCTCTGAACGACAGCGCGTTCGCATTGGGCCGTTGGGTTGGTGGCGGCCATATCTCTGAGAGCGACGCCCGCGCTTGGCTGCAGGATGTTGCGCGCGGGTGGGGCAGGGATTGGGCAAAGTGCTGCAAGACGATCGAGAATGGTCTGAAGGCGGGCATTATGGATCCACGCCACCCCCCGGAGCCGTCGGCAGGCTATGAAGACAACACGCGACCGATCGATCCGGAACTGATCAAGCGTTTCATCGAAAATTCGGAGCGAAAGCAGGAAGCGCGAGCTACGGCCGCGCCAAAAACGTCAGCGAACGATAACGTGCCACCGGCTTCGTCCAAATTCTCCATTTTCGATTGGCCAAGCAGTCGCTACGTTGGCGAGCCGCCGGTGATCAAGGAGCTTGTCGAAGGCACGATCCCGCAGGCGGTTCCAGGGATGATCGCGGCCATGGGTGATACCGGAAAATCGTACGCCGCGCTCGAGCTGCACCGTCGAGTGTCTTTCGGGTCGTCGACTTTCGATCCTCCGATCTTTGGCGGCCGCGTTTTGGCGACCGGAACGTCGGTCATGGTGACGTCGGAAGACGATGCTGGCGAAGTGCATCGTCGACTTGCTGCCCTGGATCAGCGCGGTCACCGGCTCTCCGAAGGCGGCAAGATGCTGGTCGTACCCTTGCCATCAGCAGGCGGCCCGCAGGTATTCTGGCGTGAGGACCGCAAGCTTGGCCTCATCGAGACCGACAGCTGGAAGCGGCTATGCGAAGAGCTTGTCGGCATCGAAGATCTCCGGCTGGTGACATTGGATCCGCTCGCTAGTTTCGCACATGTTCAGATCAACGAAGATCCAGCTGCCGGTGCATTCGTCTGCGCTTCGCTCGGAGCTCTGGCGGCGGAAACGCGGGCGACGGTTCTTGTCGCGCACCACATGAAGAAGACGGCAAAGCCGATCGAGGGCCTGGCGGATGCTCGTGAGGCGATCCGCGGCAGCACGGCGTTGGTCGACGGCCTGCGTCTAGCCTACGCGTTGTGGCCGGCCGAGGAGAAGCGAGCCCGGGCGATCTGCAAGGATCTGGGCGTTGAATACACCGCCAACCGCGTGGTCTTTGGTGGCGTGGTCAAGGCCAACGGCGCGGCGCGTCGCATCGTCTCGACATACGTTCGAAACGAGTTCGGCCTCCTGGTGGACCGCACGTCAGGCATCGGCTCGAACAACGCACCGCAAGAGGAGCTTATCGAGCACCTCGTCGCGGCCATTGCGTCGGCGGCTCACTCCGGTCAGCCTCTAACGAAGACGGGTGCCACCGGCCTCTTCGAGAACCGAGAGCGGCTTGGTGACAGCCTCAGCGGACTGTCGCGCCATAAGATCGAAGCGCTGGCAAATCAGGCGATCGAGCGGCAGCTGGTGGTGAAGTGCATCGCCGGTGGAACGATAGCGAAATGGCTAGATGTCCCGACCGGAAGCTTCGCCAAAGGCTTGGGCAATTTCCGGAAAGGGATGGCGCGTGGGTGAAGTTATTCGGAGTTTCCGAATAACTGGGGCACTATCCGCGAGATGGGTCAGTTGGTGCAAGAAATGCACCAACTGCCTACACAGCAAGGGTTTTTGGGTACGATCCGCGTCTGGCAACTGCTTCCAATTTGGAAGTAGTTGCCGCCCAGGCAACCGGCCACCCTAAACCAATGTAATCATTGCGATATCGGTATACCGATATCTATTTACCGGCCACCCCCGCCCGGGTATCAAAAATCCATTTCCGGCGTTTCCGGAAACGGGCGGTTTCCATGGAAATGGAAATGGAAAAGCAAGCAAAATCAATAGCTTGCCATTTCCATTTCCGGGATTTCCAGCCAAAATGGAAACGCGCAAAGTATTGAATAGGTTGAGATTTCCGGGTTTCCAGCGATTGCCCCTCTGTAAGAGGGGATGCATCTGGAAATGCAATCCCCGGAGAAGAGGAGGATTTACGTTGGCTTCAAAAACCACCACCCAGACAACCCGCATGAACGGCAAGCGCGTTCGTATCGTCACCCGTGTGTCGTCGACAGGAACGAAGGTCACAGTCACCGATGCCGCGCCCCAGGAGTGGGAGCTCCAGGCAGCCCAGGTCCGCGCACTCCGCGCCATGCCGGAATACGGACGACAGTTCCTTTTGGCCGGCGACATGAACGCCGAGCGCCGCGGACCGAAAGCCAGAGCCAAGGCGGTGGCCACCGGCATGACCGCAGGCGAGCCCGATGTCCGCATCTACGCCACTGGCGGCCGGCTGTTCATGATCGAGACTAAGGTTGGTAATGGCCGCCTCACGCCCGATCAGGTTCGCCGCCATGCCGACCTGCAGCGCCTGGGCTTCACCATCGAAGTGGTGCGCGCCACCTCGACGACCGATGCAGCCAGTCAGGCAGTCGCCCTTGTGCAGCGTTGGTTGACATCGCCGAAGGTTTACACCAGCCCTGAGAAGGTGATTGCAGCATGAGCCGCCGTATCCGAAGCGCCGAGGAATCCGCACGCCGTGAGCAGCAGCTTGTAAAACAAGCCGCATACACCCTAGTTGCCGACAGCACTGCGCCGAGCGATCCACGAGCGCGCTCGGAGCACTACAAGCGCCACCTCGTGGACGCGCATCGAACCATCGAAAAGCTGCAGGGCCGGATTATCGAGCTGGAGGGCGAGCGCGACAAGGCCAAAGCCGACAAGGACTACGCGCTCAGCCTCTGCGTTACGCGGACCGAAGCGGAAGATGGAAGGCTTGCTGCGTTCCGATTGGCCAGAGAGAAAGCCGCTTTGCTGATGGAAGGCCCGGACAGCGAGCCTACAGCCAGAAGTGAAATCATCCGCGAAATTCCTGACATCAAGCCGAAGTGGACACGCTAATGACCGCAGCACGCGACTTCTCCCAGCTGGCCGCTCTTCTGGCCGGACACACCACAGCACCAGCGAAGGCCAAGCCGACGGTGGCAAAGGCCCGCAAGCCCGCCAACGACAACAAGCCGGCACGCCCGCTGCTGGCTTGGCCCGCCTTCGAGCGCCTGGCATACCGTGGCGATGTCGCTCGGCTCTATGCGCTTCGCCATTGGCGCGACATGTGCTTCCCGCAGGGCATCGATATCCCCTACGTCGACGAGCCGCAGGATGATCCCGAGGTCAACATCGAGATCCGCCCGACGGAGGCCGAGCTCCTTGGTGCCGTAGGATGGACAGTCGTCGATCGCGAGCGTTGGCCCCGTACTCGCGAGGTGGTGAACGTTTACATGAGGTCGACCGACGAGCAGCCGCTGTTCCGCACTCTGCGGACCGGCACACTTGAGGCCACCATCGGCGATCTGACGTTTCGAAACGGCGAGCTCACCCAATGGGGAATGACCGCCAAGGGAAAGGCGCTGCGTCCTTATGAACGTCGGCGAGGCGAGAAAGGTGGATCTGTCACTGGCAGAACTGACAGCGAGGTCCGATCCTATCTTGGACTGAAAGGCGCTGTGTCACCGCTCACGGGGCAACCCTACATGAAGCCCTGCCGCGCTGAGCAGCGCGATAAGTGCCAACCTAGCGGTGAAGCCGCGGCCGCCCGCAAGGTTCTGGAAACGCTTGGCGTTGATGGCACGGTTGCTTTCGACAAGCTGCCATTCCCTGCAACGAGGTGCGAGGATGGCTATGTCTTCGGACCGCAGTGGGTCGGTGGTGTGAAGCAGCCAAAGCCGACAGCATCGGAGCCTGCCGGCAAAGAGCCCGAATTCGTTCGCCACGTCGAGACGGTCGACTATGTGCAGAGCCTGCGTCTGCGCCTGGGCAAGCACGCCAAGGTTCTGGACCTAGCTATCACCGACACACCCGCTGTCGATATCGGTATAGCAATAGGTCTTGCTCCGGCCTATGCCGCAAAGCAGGGCGCAAAGCTGATCGACGATGCGATCGACAACCTGATCGAGATTGACGAGACGGCACGCGGCGATTTCGGAGAAATTCCGAAGAAACTTGCGGCTTAGTGTCCAGTCAAGGGTGCACTCGGAGCGTATATCTATGAAAGGGTTTAGAAACCCGACAGCCGCCATGTGCGGCTGTTTCTGTTTGAGGCGCTATCAAACGCGGACGCCAAGGGCTCGCGAGTTCGATGGGACTGCCTCGATCCTATCGGTCTGGCTACGTGTATTGATCCCACCAAGCCATATAAACCGAATGCACGGGCTCATGCGGCGAAACGCTAGTCGGCCCTTGGCTGGGGAAGTATCGTTGCTCTCGTCTATGTGGGCAGTACTTCTTGAAAAGTAAGTGTCTCCGATCTTGCTTGACCCGTTCCTGCAGCATCCGTTCGAGCTGCATCGAGTCCTCAAGATTGAGGCCATTTGCCAACAAAACCATGTACTGATAGCCGTGCAATTTCCCGTATTCAACCAGGCGGTCACGGATAGGCCGCCGGGTATATCCGATCATGTACTCTTTGACATATTTCGAAGCGGCTATGCACCAGACGGTATTATAATACTGCTCAATAGTGTTTGTGCGGAGCATCGATTCTTCTCGGGAACGTTGCTCTGAGACTCGCGCATTAGCGGCTCCCAGTCAACAACACGGCCTTCCCATTGCTTGGCGCCATCCTCCTCTGGCGACGAGCGATCCATGCGGCTGCTCCCCTATGGGTAGAGCGGCCGCTTTCGGTTTCATGCAGGTTGGAGAAACGGTATCTCGCATGCTCATAACCATGAGGCAGCGCGTTCAACTCGTGCACCTGCAACCAAATCGTATGCGCGCAGCGAGGCAGCTGAGAGCTATCGAAAGCTCTATCGCACGCCTCGATGGCGGGCATTGCGACATTACCAGTTGAGCATCGAACCACTGTGCCAGTGGTGCAAAGAGGTTGAGATCGTAGAGGAGGCCACCGAAGTGCATCATGCAGTTCCACATCGCGGCGACCTTGATCTCTTCTGGTCCGGACCATTCATAAGCACATGCTCACCATGCCACGCCTCGCGCGGTCAGAGGGAGGACCGAGGTCAGGTGACCTTGACCTTCGGATCGGACGGATGGCCGACCGGGGAGGGGTGATCGGCGGTCTGATGATGCCGGGCCGATGAACCGGCGGCAGAACACAACGCACGATCCCGCAAGTTTCCAAGTTATTTTTGGTCACCCGGAGGTGACATCATGGGGGCACGAGGCCCGCGCCCTGAAACGCCTGAATTGCAGGCCCTCAAGGGCAACCCGGGAAAGCGCAAGACGCGACCGAAGTCCATAACGCCTTCCGGCGCAGTGGTGATCCCGAACTATCTGGACGATGACGCCGCCGCAATCTTCAAGATGATCGTCGCAGCGATGCCGCCCAGCACCTATTCGGCAACCGACACCGGTGGCATCGCCGTCTATTCGGCTGCCTGGGCAGATCACAAGCGCGCGACGGAGGCCTTGAGAGCTGAGCCCGCCATTGTTCCTGGCTCGACCGGCAATCCGACGATCAATCCGTGGTTCAAGATCAAAAACGAAGCCGCGCGCATCATGATGGCTATGGGGGACAGGCTCGGTCTTGACCCCAAGGCTCGCGCTGGTCTCTCGCCGGCTGAGGAGAAGCCAAAATCGAAGTTCGCCGGCCTCATTGGGCAATCCGCGGAGAAGGCGTAGACCGTGAAGGGCTGGACCGCGCAGAACGCGTTATAGCGTTCATTGAGCTGCTGAAAGTGCCAAGCGGGGAAGGCCAGGGCGGCCTGATGAAGCTTCGGCCGTGGCAGCGTCAGTTCATCCGCGACCTCTACGCGCCACACGCAGGCGGACGCCGCAGAGTCAGACGGGCGCTTCTGTCCGTCGCCCGTAAGAACGGAAAAACCGCGCTTATCGCGGCTCTTGTCCTCGCGCACCTGGTCGGGCCAGAGGCAATACCCAACGGTGAGATCTACAGCGCCGCGAACGATCGCGAGCAGGCCGGCCAGGTTTTCAAGTTTGCCCGGCAGCTCGTTGAGGCGGAGCCGGAATTCGCGCCGAATGGCTCGCTACCGATTGACGTCGTGCCGTCCACCAAGACCTTGGTCCACAAGCCAAATGGTTCATTCTATCGCGCACTTTCGGCCGACGCTGGTACAAAACACGGCCTTAATCCATCGGTATGGATATACGACGAGCTCGCGCAGTCGCGAAATCAAGAACTCTACGAAGTGATGAACACGTCGCAGGGCGCTCGGTCCGAGCCGCTGGGCATCGTCATTTCCACCCAGTCGCCAGATCCGGAGCACCCACTCTCGAAGCTGATCGATGACGGCCTCGTCCACAATGATCCCAGCATTCTGGTGCACTTGTACTGCGCCGATGACGATGCGGAAATTATGGACGAGGCCGCATGGGCAGCAGCTAATCCGGCACTCGGCGATTTCCGTTCCGTTGACGACCTTAGGGCGCTAGCCGTCCAGGCTTTACGCATGAAGACGATGGAGGCTTCGTTTCGAAACCTCTACCTCAATCAGCGTGTCGATCAAACGTCACCGCTCATACCCCGATCCGAGTGGAAGGCCTGCGAGACAGGACGGACCTTGATACCAGGGGAGCGGATCTATCTGGCGCTTGATTTGTCCGGCGTGAATGACTTGACCTCCTTGGCGGCTGTTTCAGCAGATTTCGGCGAGGACAGGGTCGGGGCATGGCACTGGAAGCCGGCGGAGTGGCTGCACGATCACTCACGTCGCGACCGTGCGCCCTATGATGTGTGGGCGAGGGCGGATGAAGGTTGGCTAGAAACGCCACCCGGGCGAATTGTCGATTATGGTTTCGTTGCCAAACGCATTGCGCAGATCAGGGATGATTTCGACATCGCCGGCATCGCGTTCGACCGCTGGCGCATCGAGGTGCTTCTTGCTGAGTTCGTTCGGCTTGGAGTTGACGCCTACATTGACGGCAAGGATCACGAATTGTCAGGTGGCCTGAGGCTGGTGCCTTGGGGGCAGGGCTTCCGCGATATGGCGCCCGCTGTTGATGCGCTGGAAACATCCGTCATCAAGCGAAAGTTTGAGCACAACGGTAACCCTGTTCTCGGCTTCTGCTTCGCGAACGCGGTTGTGGTGTCCGACCCGAGTGGCAATCGAAAGCTCGACAAGACCAAGACCCGCTTCCGCATCGACGGAGCGGTCAGCACAGCTATGGCGTTAGGTTTGAAGTACCGAGAGGTTGCTGAACCCGCGCCAGCTTCATCCCCCTGGGATGATCCGGAATTCTCTCTCAACAAGGCGGCATAATGGCTCTCAAAGACTGGATAAGCCGCCTAAATGCGGGAAAATCGCCGGAAACTCGCGCATCCATCGAAAATCCGACGGTGCCCGTGAGTGCCGAGAATTTCTATGCGTTCTTCGGCCTGAACTCGGCGAACCTGCCAGCGGTGACCGTGGACAGGGCGCTTTCTGTGCCTGCAGTCTGGGCCGCTGTCGCCTTTCTGTCCCGCACCCTGGCGGCGATCCCGCGGCACGCATATCGAGACACCAAAGACGGCGCCAAGCGGGTTAACGGCAAGCTGGAGACGGTCGTCAACGGTGCACCGAACGACATCATGGGATCGTTCGCCTTCTGGCAGTGGTTTTGGGGACAGGTTTTCACGGAAGGCCGCGGCCTGGCGTACATTGATCGCACGCCACAGGGCGTGGACTCGCTTTGGCCGATGGACCCGAAGAAGACGACCATCAAGCGCAATGGCGTGAAGATCGTCTACCAGTACGAAGGCCAGGAATACGACGCGGCAGACGTGATCGACGTGCCATTCATGCGCCGCAGCTGCGGCTTGAAGCATTATGGCCCGATCTCGCAGGCGTCGAAGGCCATTCAGCTCGCCATCGCCATGAACGATTACGGCAGCAACTTCTTTGCCGGTGGTGGTGTTCCGCCGCTGTCGCTGGAAGGCCCGTTGCCGGCGAATGGCGATGCGATGAAGCGCGCTACCGCAGACGTGATGCGGTCGGTTGAAGGCGCCAAGAACGCCAGCGAGCCGATTTTCGCAATTCCGGCTGGCTACAAGCTGAATGCCGTTGGTCTTGATCCTGCCAAGGGGCAGATGATCGAGGCTCGCCGCTTCCAGGTCGAGGAGATCGCCCGTGCGTACCAGCTTCCGCCGGTTTTCCTGCAGGATCTGACACGCGCAACGTTCAGCAACGCCGAGCAGCAGGATCTGCATCTCGTCAAGCACTTGATCGGCCAGTGGGCCAAGGCACTCGAGGACGAGCTCAATCTGAAGTTCTTCGGCCGCAACAACAACGGCCGCTACATCGAACACAATCTCGACGGCTTGCTGCGCGGTGACTTCAAGACCCGCATGGAAGGTTACGGCATCTCCATCCAGAACGGCATTCGCACGCCGGATGAGGTCCGCGGCCTGGAAAATCTGCCGGCAATCGGCGGAGAGGCTGAGAAGCTGCACATCCAGGGAGCTACCGTTCCCCTTGGGTCTCAGCCCAAGCCTGGCGACACACCGCCGGCTGCCAATGACAACAACGATACCGAGGCCAAGGCCGCATGACGACAGAAATCGAAAAGCGCAGTCATATCGAGGCGGTTGAACACCGCGCTGCGGATGACAAGCGCACGCTCGTTGGCTATGCGGCCGTCTTCGAACGCATTGCCGACATCGGCGGATACTTCCAGGAAAAGATCGCGCCAGGTGCCTTCGCCGACGCTATCAAGGGCGATATCCGCGCGCTCGTCGACCACGACATGGGCCGTGTTATCGGCCGAACGAAGAGCGGCACGCTTCGGCTGCAGGAAGATGGCAAGGGCCTTCGCGTCGAGATCGATGTGCCCGACACCACCGACGGCAATGATCTTTGGGTGCTCGTCGAGCGCGGCGACATCAGCGGTATGAGCTTTGGCTTCCGCGTCACCAAAGAAACCTGGGACGAGACCGGCGATGTTCCTGTCCGGACGATCGCGAAGCTCAACCTTCTTGAGGTTTCCGCGGTTGCATGGCCGGCCTACGACGACACCACCATCGGGCTTCGATCGCTTGAGGCGGCTAGGGCAGAGGGTGGCGCGCACAATCAGCGGAACGCCGCTCGCCGCGTTGCCGAGCGGCGCGCGAGCGCCGAACAAAAGTTTCGGGGCATCCGGCAGGACGTCTCGTAGCCCAGCCGCAAGGCTGTAGTCACCCGGCACCAGCCGGAGGGCCGGACACGACGTCCTGCCACACCCACCAAAACCACCACATTTGGAGACTTGCATGACTCTCACTGAGCTGCAGGAAAAGCGCGGCCGTCTTGTAACGGAAGCTCGCGCTGCCCTGGACGAAATCAAGAAGAACACCGACGAAGCCCGTGCCGCCGAGCTTGAGGCCCGTCACGACGCTATCATGGCGGACTTCGACAAGGTCGAGAAGAATATCGAGCGTGAAGAGCGCCAGGCCGCTATCGAAGCCCGCTTCGAACAGCGCCGCAAGGAGCGCCGCCCCGGATCGCGCTCGGAAGATCGCGCATCCGGCTCTGATGCCGGCGACGAACTGTCGTATCGCTCGGTATTTTACAAGTTCATTGCTACCGGCGCCGATCTTGCCGCTCTTGAACCGGAAGAGCGCGCTGTCCTCAAGGCCGGTGTCCAGCTCGGCGAAGAATATCGCGCACAGTCGTCTGCAACCGGATCGGCCGGCGGTTATACCGTCCCGACCGAGCTCGCTGACATCCTGATCAAGTCCATGAAGGCTTTTGGCCCGATGTACGATCCGGGCGTCACGACCGAAATCAATACGACCTCTGGCGCGGTTATCCAGCTGCCGACGATCGATGACACCTCTGGCACGGCATATGCCCACACGCAGGGCGCGGATATTGTCGATGACGGCTCTGCTGACGCAGTGTTCGGTCAGAAGCAGCTCGAGGCGTACGTATACGATACGAAGTTCATCAAGTTCTCGATGGAACTGGCGCAGGACAGCATCTTCAACATTGAAGCCCTGCTGGGTGATCTGCTTGGCGAGCGTCTCGGTCGTCTTGCAAACCTCCAGCTCACTGTTGGCACCGGCACATCTGCTCCGAACGGTGTTGCCACCGCTTCGACGCAGGGCAAGGTAGCGGCCTCCGCCACGGCGATTGCCTCCGACGAGATCATCGACCTGGTCCACTCTGTTGACGCGGCTTACCGCCAGTCGCCGAAAGTCGGCTTCCAGTTCAACGACACCACGCTCTCCGCTATCCGCAAGCTGAAGGACGGCCAGGGCAATTACCTCTGGCAGATGGGCGACGTCACCAAGGGCCAGCCCGGCGCTCTGCTCGGCTACAGGTATGACATCAACCAAGCTGTCGCGAACATCGCGACCGGCAACCGCTCGATGCTGTTCGGTGACTTCAGCAAGTACTTCGTCCGAAAGGTCGGTTCACCGGTGATCGGCGTCATGCGTGAGCGCTTCTGGCCGAACCTCGGTATCGCTGGCTACATCCGCTTCGACGGCGAGCTGGCTGACACCGCGGCCATCAAGCACCTGAAGCAGGCCTAAGTTCTGCGCGGGCTAGCCTTCGGGCTGGCCCGCCTCACACACGGAGGCGACATGCTTTTGAAAATGACTGCCGGCTTGTCCGGCCCGGAGTTCAACCTCGCGCCCGGCGACGAGCACGAATTCGACGATGCCGAAGCGGAGCGCCTGAAGGAAGCTGGCTTTGCCGTCGACGCCGAGCCGAAGGCTCCGGCCAAGACCAAGAAGGGCAAGGCCGATGTGGTATCCACCGAAGGTGACGGTAGCGGCAACAGCGGAGCCGGTGACGCTTGATGAAGTGAAGCGCCGGTTGCGGGTAACTTGGGATGACGAGGACGACGATATCAAGGCTTTGATCGCGTCAGTCCGCGATTATGCCGAGACCTACTGCAACACGCCCTTCGTCACGCGTACTGTCGAGGTCAAATGTGACTGCTGGACAGACATGGCGCGTCTGTCGATCGCGCCAGTACAGAGCATCACTTCGATCTCATATGTGGACACGGCAGGCGCCGGGCAGACGGTCGATCCGGACGTCTATGAGCCTCGGCTCGATGGCTTGGAGGCGTCTATCAAGGCGGCCTACGCCAAGCAGTGGCCAGTCACGCAGCCTGGGTCGCGCATCACGGTGATCGCTGTCGTTGGCTACACTGCCGTCCCCGATGCTGTGAAGCACGCACACCTCATTCAGATCGCAGATGCATTCGAGAACCGCGAAAACGATGCCCAGGAGAACTGGTCCGCTTTCGACGCGCTTCTCTGCAACTTTAGGCGCGGCTGAGCCGCAGAAGGGTAAAAGGTGGCGGATCTAGTCATCACCGCGGCCAGCGTGCTTGCGGCAAGCAATGCCGAGCGCGATCAGGGTATCGCCGGCGAAACCATTACGGCCGGCAAGCCGATTTATCTCAATTCCACGACCAATCGCTGGATGCTGGCCGACAGCAACGCTGCATCGGCTGAAGCGCGGCAGGCCGAGGCCATCGCGCTCAATGGCGCGTCGGCTGGTCAGCCGGTAGCCTTCCAGAAGAGCGGCGATATCACGATCGGCGCAACGCTGGTTGCGGGCACGGCATATTACCTTTCCGACACACCGGGCGGCATCTGCCCGCTCGCTGACGTCGGCAGTGGCGAATACGTCGTCCTGATCGGCATCGCCAAGTCGACGAGCGTCCTGCAGCTCAGCTTCCAGTATCCTGGCGTGAGCCTCTAATGCCTTGGGTCCGCTTTCTGGCTGATTTCGATTGGCGGGCCACGCCTGCCGTCACCTTTGCCTACAAGGCGGGCTCCACGGTACTCGTCACCACGCCATGCGCCAAAGCGGCGAAAGCTGCAGGCAGGGCTGAGAATGCCAAGCCGCAGAAGGGTTCTCCATGACCGACAAGCGAGGCGCCGGCAAGCTGCGCAATAGGCTGCACTTCCAGCGCCGCGCAATTGTTGACGATGGATTTGGCAATGAGCAGGCCGGTGACTGGGAAACACAATTCGATGCCTTTGCCGAGTTCATCCCGCTTCGAGGCGGTGAGCCCGTCATTGCAGCGCGATTGACCGGCGTCCAGCCTTTCATCGTTCGGATCAGGTCCAATCCTGCATCTAGGGAAGTCACCACAGCGTGGCGCATTGTTGACGCAAGGCGGCCAAGCCGCGTGCTCAACATCACCTCTGTTGCGGATCCGGACAACAAGAACGACTGGCTTGATTTGATGGCAACGGAGGGCGTGGCGGCATGACGGATGTGATCGTCTTTACCGGTTGGCTTCTCTGGTACTCGCTACCGCTGGCTCGTTGGCGTGCCAAGTTCGCGACGAAATGGGCCAAGCTATGGCGGTGACGGCAGAACTGAAGGGCCGCGAGGCCTTGATGCGTCGGCTCAACCAACTGGCGCCTAATGTAGAGAAGTACTCGGCTGAGGCTAAGCTCGACATTGCCAAGGATGCCGCCAACCAGATTGCGAACGCCGCACCTCGGAGCACCGGGGAATATGCTGCCAGCATCGAGGCTGATCTGATCGCTAACAGACCGGATCAAAAGCAGGTTGGCATCAACAACACCAAGGATCCAAGCGCCGCAGGCGTCTACGCCGACTACATCTGGCGCTTCCTGGAGTTCGGCACGGCGCCTCACAATACGGCGCCGGGTGGGAGCAACAAGAGCTATTCCGGCCCTGTCAACCTCCATCCCGGCACGCCGGCGCGACCGCACGTCTTCACGGCATGGCGCGCGATGAAGAAGAAGGCGCGCCGAAAGCTTCTGGCAGCCGTCAACAAGGCCGTGCGCGAGGCCATGGGGAAGTAACAAATGGCTTCAGCCGAACTTGAGCTTCAAGGAGCGTTCGTTACGCGCCTCAAGGCTGACGTGCCGCTGACTGCGTTGGTGCAGGGCAGGGTGTATGACCAGCCTCCGAGTCCGGTCTCGTATCCATATGTCACGCTCGGCGAAGGGCAGACCATTCGCGACGACGCGACCTGCATTTCTGGCAGCGAGATCTATCTCACGCTGCATGCGTGGTCGCAGGCAGTCGGTTTTCCACAGGTGAAGCAGGTCGCTGAAGCCGTGGTCGAAAGCCTGCATCTAGCGCCTATCACGCTCCCCACCAATCGACTGATTTCACTCATGCACCGACAGACACGCGTGTTTCGCGATGCTGACGGGCTGACCAGCCACGCGGTTATTGAATTCGTGGCTCACACCGAAAAGCCGCTGGCTTAAGCCCGGCCAACCACCACATTGGAGACTTGCATATGGCAGATGGCCAGCAGCTTGGCCGCCTCCTGCTGATTCAGATCGGCGACGGCGGCAGCCCGACGGAAGTATTTACGAACCTCTGCGGCCTCAAGACCCGCAGTTTCAACATGTCGGCGACGGAAATCGACACCACGATCCCGAGCTGCACCAATCCGGGCGGCCCGGTTCAGAAGACGAGCCGGCCAGGCATTTCGAACCGTACCTTCACTGGTTCCGGCAACTTCGTCTCGAGCGCGGCGTCTGACACCTTCCTGAACCACGTTCGCAACTCCGAGGCATTCAACGCCAAGGTCATTGTTCCGGGCGACGGCACCTATACCGGTTCCTGGATGGTCACTGACTTCTCGTTCAGCGGCGACGTCGAACCGAACATGGAATTCAGCGCGACCTTCGTTGCTGCTGACGTCCTCTCCTTCACGGCTGAGGTCTAATCATGGCGGGCGAGGAGAAGACCATGACGGAATACAAGTATCCGGTAAACGAGGCGCGCGGCGAAGTGCGCCTCGTGATCGCTGACGTCGAGCTTGTGCTGGCCGCCGAGATGAGCCGTCTTTCGGCGGTGTCGAGCCGGCTTCAGTGTAAGTCGCTCAACGATCTCTTCGTGCGCCTATCGGGTGTAGAAGTGTCGGCGACTGCTGCGGGGATCGAGCTGCTGACGGTCAAAGGAAACGCCTTGGAGGCGCTTTCCAAGCTCAAGCTCAAGCACTTCCCGGCTTGCGCTGCGGCATTCTCTGCGGTTCTCGCACACCACTTCGATGGTGACGAGGGAAACGAGGAAGCCGCCGGCGAGGCGGCGTAGACCGAGATGAGGACTTGCCGTTTCGCCAGTGGATGCGGATCGGCCTCGGTGGGTTAGGGTGGCGACCGGTCGAATTCTGGTCTGCGACCCTCACCGAATTTTTCGAGGCGATCAACGGCCACAACGAAGCCCAGGGCGTGGAGCCCGGCGGATCAGGCAGCGCGCCAAACGAGTCTGAGATGCAGGCGCTGCTGGCGAAGTATGGGTGATCTATGACTGAAACGTCTAAACCTTCTCCGGAAGGAAGCGACCTACGTCGCTTAGAAGCTGAAGTGCGCAGGTTGCGGCAATCTCTTGAAGATCTGCGAAACTCTTGGCTGCGGCATCTGCGGACAATCGAACGTGGACACCCAGATTGTCCCCATCTTTATCAAGCTCGTCGCGCCTGATCTGTACATTGACCTTGGCGATAAGTTCCCGGCCGTCGGGGCCGCCTGGTACCTCTTTGATGTACTCGACGCCGTAAGAAATAATCTTTTCCGCCACTTACACCTCCCAAGCCCGCCATCGTGCGGGCTTCTTCAATTCTAGGATGCGTAGCGCATGGCTGACAATACCGACGATCTTATTATTTCGATCTCGACTGATCAGGCCACTCTTCGCCGCAGCATCCAGCGTATTGAGCGCGACTTGTCCGGTTTGGCCGGCAACGTTCAAAAGCAGTTTGCGGTCGTCGGTAAGTCGATCGACAACTCCATTTCTTCTACGCTTCAGAACCGCATCAACAATATGGTTGGTATCGGCAAGAGCGCATCGAAGGAGTGGACGGGCGCGCTAGCAGACCAGGGCAAGGAGCTGGAAAAGCTTCGCGCCAAGTATTCTCCGCTATTCGCGACGATCAACCAGTACAAGACGGCCGTCGCCGATATCAAGCGCGCGCACTCCTTAGGCGCGATTTCCGCCAGCGAGATGGCATCGGCCATCAGCAAGGAGCGGCAGGCCGCTCTGGCGTCTACCGCTGCCATCAAGGGCCGGAACGCTGCGTTGGCGGCCACGCCTGCTCAACGAAGCGTAGCGACGTCGAATTCATTCAATGTATCCAATGTCGCCGCTCAGGGTTTCGACATTGCCACTACGGCACCTTTCATGCCGTGGCAGACTGTTGCGCTCCAGCAAGGCCCGCAAATGGTGCAGGCACTTGAGCAGATCAAGGCGAGCGGCCAGAGCGTCGGAAAGACGCTGTTTGCAGCCTTCACTGTTGATTTCCACTGA